AGATCAGTTGGCGAAAAGGTTGAAACCTATTTCGTGTGCAGAAATGTTGTTGGTACTAAGAAAAATGAAATGGGTGAAGATGAGGATGATGTTTGTATGCACATGATGCCAGTTGAAATCAATGTGCTAGAGATCAAACCGCCAATCGATGATATACCTTCTAAGATTTTTATTACAAACAAAATTGGAATTAAACTCAAATTTCCTACATTAGAAAACTACAGATCTATTCAAAATTTAATGCTCGATAATGAGACAAACAATTTATTCAATATGATCTATGATTGCACTGAGTATGTGTTTGATGAGAATGGAATCTATTACTCTAGCGAAACCAGTAAAGAAGAGTTTAGTCAATTTTTAGAAAGTTTAACTCAAGAACAGTTTGAACGAATTGCAAACTTTTTTGAAAAACTTCCTACAATCACACATGACTTCGAGCACTCTTGTCAAAAATGTAATTTCAAACACAATCTACACATGGAGGGACTCAACGATTTTTTTACTTAACCTTCCGTGACAGATCCCTCAAGGACTATTACGGAAACATGTTTACGATGGTACATCAATACAAATACACTCTCACAGAACTAGAAAATATGATTCCGTGGGAGCGAGATACTTACATAGGCATGGTAAACAATTGGGTTAAGGAAGAAACTGAGAGAGCCAAAAAGATGAAAACTGAACAAGAAGCCAGATTAAGTGCATTAACGCGAAAGCGTAATCAAGGAGTCAAGAGAAGATAATGGCGTTAGCTGATATTGCATCCAGGTTATACCAATCATCTGCATATAGAAACACATCAGTTGCAAAGGCATTGGCTGATTCTGTTAAGATCAGCCTTAAAACACGATTTTCTTTGGTGGGCATGGCTGCTTCATTAACTGGTTCAAGAACTTTATATGCGATTGCGCAGCAAAAATATGGCATAAGTAAAGAAGAACTACAACAAGAAGAAAAGAACGAACAGTTTAAAAAATATACTGTAGAATCTATTGCTACGCTGTCTAAACAGATTGCGCTTTTAGAATCGATCACCGAAAAGAACTCAAATATGATTAATTATATCATTAACGATTTGGGTTATTTCAAGTATCAAAAACGAATGAATCCAATGACACGTGGTGGGTTTATGGCAGTACAGATGCCAGTGAACGCTAAAACGGTAAAGGGTAAACTCCAAGAAATTAATGAGCAAATTCAGGCACTCAAAGGTGTAAGAGTTGCGAAGGCTACTGCTGAACAAAACAAAATTAATAAACAAAAAGAAAAAGACGAAAAAGAAAAAAACAGGGCTTTACTTGCTGCTGGTATTTTAGGAACATTGACTTCATTGGGCGTTGGCGCAGCAGGTGGCGGTGTGGCTGTAGCAGGGCTTGCTGGCACAGCAGTGGCAGGTGCAACTGCAATGCTAGGGTCAGCTGTTATTAATAAAACAGTTAAGGCACTCATTGGTAAAGCAATGCCAATATTAGGCACTGCATTTAAAGTTACTGCATTAGGTGGTCTTGCTCTCAGTTCAAGTGAACGCGCCATGAAAAGATTGAGAGGCGAAAGGGGCATGGAGCTCTTTAGCAAAGAAGATTTAAAAAATGAATATAATCCTGGCACATTTGAGTATGAACTTAAACAGCAACAAATTCAAATGAAGAAGGATATTAATGATCTAATTGAGTCAGTTATGCGTCCAGTTGATAATGCTATAATGTCTATCACTGGATTCTTAGCATTAAAATATGGTATCAATGCAGCAGAATTTCTAAAAGGAAAATTTGGCAATGTTCCTCGTGGTAGCGGAGTGTTAGGTGGCATTAAAGGTTTGATGGGAATGGGTGCTGCTGCAACAGCTGCTGGGGGTGCTGCCGCTGCTGCATCTGCTGGTGGTGGTGTTGCCGCAGGGGTTGCTGGTGCTGCAGGTGCTGTTGCTGGTAGAGGATTACTCCCAGGAATGGTTCGCGGTGGAAGAGTTTGGGATGGTAAAACGTGGAAAAGTTTACCAGAACAAACTGGTGCTCCAACAACAACAGCGCAAAGAGTGCGTAAAAAAGTTCCTGTTATTGTTAAAAGAGGATTGGCGATGATGTCTGGATTCATCAACAGCCCTAAACTAAAATTTGCTGCAGCAAAAGGTGGCGCTTTGGGTATCGCTATTCTTGTGCCAACTATCATGGATATGTATGCTGCAGTGGAACAGTATGAAAATGGTAACATTGGATACGATGAATACAAAAATAGATCAGTTGAAGGCTGGAGAACTTTAGTCAATGTGCTTGGTGTTGGAACTATCAGCGGAGTGTTGGGTGGATTACTTGGCACTGCTGTTGGTGGACCAATTGGAACTGCTGTAGGTTTTCTAGGTGGTCTTGGTTTAGGTGTTGTTGCAGATTTCGCGATGGGAGATACAACTACATCAGCTGCTGAATGGATATTCCGCATGTTATATAACGGAGAACCTCCTCCTCCGTTGCCTACCACAACTACAGGTGAACAAACAACTACACCATCAGAAGCTGATTTAAATGCGTTCAACAAAGTTCAAAAGTTTGAAGGCGTAAATCAAATTGATGGTGGTGTAGAAACTATTCTTGCAACAATAAGACAAAAAGAATCTGGTAATAACTACAATGCTGATTTGATGAAAAATCCTGCAGCACAAGAGCGTGCTAGAAAGGCAGGATACGCAAAGGCGAGTGCCTCTGGTGCATATCAGTTTGTTGATGGAACATGGCAAGGACTCACTAAAAAGTACAACATCGGAACACAATATCAAAGAGCAGTTGATGCTCCACCAGCTGTTCAAGATATGGTCGCTACTGCCTATGTAAATGAGGTTTTAATTGCAACGAATGGTGATGTTTCAAAGGTTCCTGTTGCTTGGTACACTGGTAACATACGTGGAGAACTATCGGCGCAGCAACTAGCAATGAATACTGGGTTGACTGTTGAAAGGTATCAGGCAAGTTGGCTAGATGCTTATCAAAAGCAAGGCGGTGCCTCTGGAACTTTAATGGCATCACGCGACAGATTAAATGCATTAAGAAATAATCTTGCTCCTCAAAACAGTGCTGAGGCTGATCAAGCAATGATGAAATACTTTATGTCATTGGGAACTATTGCTCAAGTATTACCTACAGCCACAGAAACACCAGCAGTTGCTGATCAAACAGGTGATGCTACATCAGCAGAGATAAAAGCAGAAGCAGCAGTTGTTGGCGTAAAACGAACAGTTGAAGAACTCACTAGAGTTGCAGAAAACGTTAAGGTTCTACAGCAAAAAAATAATATGAACGAACCATTCCCACACGTTAGAAATGCATAAAAAAGGGGGACACAAAGTCCCCCTGAAAACATCTACGGTTTTCTAATTTAACTTATTCGGCAGCCAACTTCTCGAAGAATGCCATGTCGTCATCATCGACGCTGACTTCCTCAGCAGTGACCCTCTTGGCTGGAGCGGAGCGAATGACAGGAGAAGAAGTTTCTTCATCATCAATCTTCCTCGAGGCAGCACCAGCAGTGCCACCAGCACCAAGAACGCGATCCAACTTCACCTTCAGTTCGTCATAGGACTTGAAGTTTTCTGGCTTCAAGAAATCCTTGAGCGAGTGAGCAGACTTCCAGACCTTCTCAATCTGAGCATCGTCACCATTGAACAGCGGAGCAGCAGAATCAAACTCCGACTTATCGTAGTTACGATAGCCTTCGACGTTGCGAATCTTGACCTTAAAGTTTGCACCCTTCCAGAAGTCAAACGGATTCAGCGGAGTTTCGTCAGCAAACTGTGGCTCAAGTTTTTCCTTGATCTTATCAAAGATCTTCTTACCAAACTTGTAGAGGAAAACCTTACCTTCATTCTGCGGACGCTTCGGATCAGAAACAACAAGAACGTTCGCGATGTAAGTCAACTTACGCTTTTGCTTACGAGCGATTTCTTTGTTTGCTTCAATTCCTGAGTTCCAGAGAACTGTGTTGTGCTCAGAAACAGGATCCGTCTTACCGATAGTCGTCAATGAGTTCTCGATGTACCAACCGCCTGGACCTTGAAAGCCATGCGACCAGATCTGAACCCAAGGAAGACCATCTTCACCGTCAACGGCTGGCGTATCGAGGAAGCGGATAACTGCGTATCCGTTGCCAGCGGCATCAACTTCTGGTTGCCAAAAACGATCATCGACGTTCTTGCCACCACCATTACCTGCTGAAGATTGCTCAACTGCCTTCTTCAACTTATCAAGAGATGAACTCTTGTTCTTTAGACTTGATAGACTCATATGTATTCTCCGTATAGCGTTGTATTAATGTATATCGACTTGTCCACTTTCTTCATCACCATATTATTATATATCACAATCGTCGCCAAGTAAAGTTTGCTTTGTTAGCAATTTATACTTATCGACATTCACGTTCAAGAATGATCCATACTTGCGAATCTTTCTTGAAATTTTGGGATAGATGATGTCTTCAGAAATCTTCTTGTCCCAAATTTGAATAAAATTGAAAAGATTGTTTAGAATTACCATCGTTTCAATTGTAATATCTCTGTGCATAAAGTGAGTTAGCAATTTAGGGAACTCACCCTCTTGAACTTTAAACAGATCGTTGAATGTTTCTTTATTGCAAATTTTGTTTAGATCTTCAACATAGATCTTGCTCATGGAATCTGTCGTTCGTTTCCATTCTCTGTAGGTAGATTCAGCTTCTTCCTCAAGTAGAGACTTGGTCCAATTATCATCACTATGTACAAAATTAGCAACCAGAAATGGAACCATCTCATCGTCGCGATACTTGCGCGCAAGACGGTGGAATAAAAATTTGTCACGGCGTTTTTGAAATGCCTCGACTGAGATCCTT